AAACAAAAATGTATCAAAAGGAAAAACAAATGTAGCAAAAAAAAAAACTAGTAGTAAAACTGCAAAAAATAAAACTAGTAGTAAAACTGCAAAAAGTAAAACTACAAAAAATAAAACTACAAAAAAAGCTATGACTAAAACTATGACTAAAGCTATGACTAAAGCTACTAAAGTTGTTAAAAAACCAACTAAAGTAAAAAATACTAGGAAAACAAAACACTCTAAAAAAGAACCAAAACAAGTTGGTGGTGTAAATAGAAAAAGATGGTTTAAAATATTAATTAATGATGGTAAAAATGATGGTAGATATTCAGGTAAAAAACCAAAACAAGCTGCAAGTAAAGCACTTACTTCTATTTTGAAAAAAAATGGTAAGTCTGGAGAAAATACACATGAAAAAATTAAATTTAGTATTATTGAATGTACAAGAGGTAGTAAACATAAAGTATATAATTATGTTGGACAACGAATTAAATTAAAAAATCCTATGCCTGTTTCTATTGGTAAAGGACAAGAAGAAAAAGTTATTAATTATCAATATAATAATCGTGTAATGAAAGATAAAACAGTAACTAAGTAAAATTATTTTATTTTTATTTAATGAATAATAAAGTATTTATATATGAAATATTAAGCCTTTATTAAATAATATATTCCATATGGTAATATCAATTCGTGATAAATAAGATATCCTGCAGATATTGCTAATATTTTGCCAACCCAACTATGTATTGGATCACTTATATCAAAAAAACTATAGCCAGAATCTAATCCAATCACTAACAACATAATAAGTTCTACAATAACTGCTTTAAATATATCATGTGTAGTTAATGATACATTTTTATATGTACCATGAAAATCATAATGTCCCTTATAATTTTTATTTCTATGAACATAAAATAATTTAATTGAAATTATGAGTAATAATAATGTAATGATTTGTGATTTATTTATCATATATATAAATTAATATATTTATTTAATTTATTTATAATAGTTACAATACTATTATATATATATATATATAATGTTACCATCAAAAATATTAGATAATGATATAGATAATAATAATAATAGTAATAATATGGATAATAATTCTAATAAATCACCAAATAATATAGAAAATGAGTTTATTAAGACATTTCATAATATGGAAGATAAAATATTAGAAGCATCACATAATAAAATACAACATAATATACAATCAAAAATTAATGTTAATGAAGTTAATATGGGTGCAATAAATAAAATAGAATCAGATCAATTTAAGAATAATACTGAAGCAAAAAAAAGAACAATAGACATTGTTTATAATACAAATAAATTTAGTTTTATAGATAATCAAGGTAATTATATTGGTTCATTTACAATTAATGAATTTATTAAATATTTTTCTAGTATGTTCGATCCTAAAAATCAATTTATGAATAATATTGATGAACACAGTTATAATAATGCTAAAATAATTATTAAAAATTTTATAGGAAAAGTAGAATTTAATAAAAAAATAAAATATGGCAATATTATTCTTAAAGATGCAGAAGCTTCTCCATTTATGAATAATATTGGTTTATTAGTCAAATTAAATGATTTATTATACAAATTTGAAAAAAGTAAATTAATACAAGAATTAAATTATGTAGATAAAATTTATCGACAAAAAATAGAAATAATATTAAAAAAATTAATGTATATGTTACTTAATTATACAATTATACTTATTACTGAAATAAGTACACATTTAAAAGATAGTCCTAATAAAAATAGATTAAAAAATGAATTAACTACTTATTCTATTGGTTTAGTATATCGTATATCACAATTTGTTCAAAGTCAACTGGCTATTATTATAACTAGTAATAATGAATTAGAAAAAATGATAATAAATATAGAAAAAATTAGAATGAGTATAGAATCAAAAATGGATAAATTAATTGATTTATTAAAAGAACAAAATACTAAAATAATTTCTTTACAACATCAGTATGGTGGGGATATTGGTGAATATTCTACTACATCATCCGATAAAATTATAACTATATCTGATAAAGATTCTTGTTCAACATCACATTTTAGTGCAATATATGATATATAGTTATTATCTAATATAATGTATATGGATTATAAAAAAAATCTCTATACAGTTGCAAATATGCAAACTATTATTGCTGAAATTGATACATTAGATAAATCAATACAAAGAAAAAGTAAATTTAATATAGCATATACAAATTTCTTAAATAAATTATCTGTTGAAAGTATAAATAATTTATATATAATAATAAAAAATCTCAAAACAAATATTAATGAGTAAAAAATGTAATTATTATGAAAATGATTATAATCAAATTGTACCAAATTTATGGTTGGGTAATTGTAAATCAGCATGTAATAATAATTTTATTAAAAAAAATAATATTAAACACATTATATGTATTATGCCAAAACAAATGCAACACTTTAATCATATCAAATATATTAATATACCCATTAAAGATAATAATACATGTGATATTAATTTACAATATTTTTTTGATAATATTACAGATTATATTAAAAATTGTATCATTAATAATGAAGCAGTATTAGTTCATTGTAAAAGAGGCCATCATCGTTCCGCTACTGTTATAGCAGCATTTTTAATAAAATATCTTAAAATAGATTATATTACTGCAATCTATTATATTAATTATCTACGACCATGTGCTCTACGTAGAGAAACTTGTATGGGTAATGAATTATATAAATTTTACCTTAGAAATAATAATTATGTATTTTAATTATTTATAATTTTTTGTTTTAAACTATTTATTGTTGTACCTCCATTAGTAGTATTATCTATATTTATTTCATTATCATCTATAATTTCTGTATTTATATTTACCATATTATTGTAAATATAATCACATAATTTATTTATTTCATCTATCTTCTTCTGAAATACCAATTCATCCATATTATATTCATTATTCTGTAATTCCTCTTTTTTTCTATCTACATCTACACTAATTAACCAATTTAATGTATCATTAATTTTATCACTTAATTCATTCATATTCTTTTCATGTATTGAAAATATATTAGTACTAATACTACTTAATAATGCATAACATAATTGTTCTAATTCATCACGTTTTGTCACTATATTTTTAACTATTAAATTATCTTCAAATAAATCTTTATCATTTTTTACCATTAAATTATTACACAAATCATTCACTTCTTTTATTTTTAGATCATAATCCATTTTTGTAATTTTCTCTTTAACATGAAGCCATAATAATATATCATCTATTTGATCTTTCAAATCTTGTTTATAATCATTATCTATTTTTATAAAATTATTAGATAATACATCTAACACATTATAACATAAATCTGTTAATATTGTCCTAAGATTTTTAAGTTCATTTTTAATATTTTCATCCATATCATCAGTAATTCCATATTCTTCATTTTCTAATTGTTGATAAATAGATTCATTTTCTTCATCATCATAAATTGAAGTAGCATTATAATTATTTGTACTAGCTTTTACATTATTATCTTCTTTTATTTTCAAAATTAATGTACTATATTTCCTTTTTATTCTATCTAATACTCTAAAATAATCTCTTTTATCTCTAGAAAAATAATCTTTTTCTTTTAACCATCCTAATACTTTATCAATATCTTCCATTATTATTTTTTTATCTGTCTCTTTTAATTTATATTCTTCATTTTTAATATTTGTTTTAACATTACTACATAAATCATCAATTTCATAAAATAATTGTTTCTTTTCTCGTTCTACTTTATCTTTTAATTCCATTTCTTCTGCTTCCATAATTAATTCTTGTATCCTTTCTGCAGATAATCTACCTTTATTTCCTGTTATTGTTAATGATTTTTTATTTTCATTATTTTTTAAATCTTCAGCTATTACTGTCACTATTCCATTAACATCTACATTAAAAGTTATTTCAATCTCTGCTATACCACGTGGTGCCTTTTCTAGACCACTTAAAATAAATTCACCTACTAAAAAATTATCTTTAGTCATTTTTCTTTCTCCCTCAAATATTCTTATTTTTACTGAGGTTTCATTATCTGAATCAGTCGTGAATTTTTTCTTTATCTTTGTTGGCATTATCGAATTTCTTGGTATAATTATTTCCATTACACCACCTATTGTTTCTAAACCTAATGATAATGGTATTATATCTAATAATACGACGTTTTCTGAAAATGGATCATTTTTATTAGCTAATAATGATGCTTGTATTGCTGCACCAACTGCTACTACTTCATCAGGATTTATAGTATCATTTGGTTCTTTACCATTAAAAAATAATCTTAAATTTTCTTTAATTAATGGCATCCTTGTTGACCCCCCTACTAATATAATATCATCAATATCTTCTCGATTCATCTCACATGAATTTAATGCATCTTCAACAGATTTTAAACATAATATAAAAAGATCTTTACATAACATTTCAAATTTATTTCTAGTTATTGTTATAAATAAATTTTTATCATCATAAAAATCTTTTACTATTATTGTTGTTTTCCATGTTACTGATAGTAATCTTTTTGCAGTTTCACAAGCTTTTCTTAATTTTTGAAATGATATTGATCGCAAATTATCTAAATTTTGTATTTTATTTTTCATCCGAAATTCATTTAAACAATATTTTACTAATCTATTATCAAAATCAGTACCCCCTAAATGAGTATTACCAGTTGATGCTAATACTTCAAATACTCCATTCGCTATATTTAATATAGATACATCTAAAGTACCTCCTCCTAAATCATATACAATTATATTTACATCATCATCTTTAATTTTCGTTTTTTTCTCAAATCCATATGCTAAAGCTGCTGCTGTAGGCTCATTTATTACCCTTATACATTCTAATCCAGCAATTATCGCCGCATCTTTTGTAGCTTGTCGCTGAGCATCATTAAAATATGCTGGTACTGTTATTACTACTTTTTTAATTGATTTTTTTAAATAATTTTCTGCCATTTGTTTCATTTCTAACAATAATATTGCAGATATCTCCTCTGGTGTATACACTTTCATATCAGTTTTAATTATAATATTATTATTATCTTTGCTTCTATCTATTTTATAAGTTATATATGGCATATCATTTATAACTGATTGATCATCCATAGTTCTCCCAATTAATCTTTTAACTTCATATATTGTATTATCAGGATTTAATTCAATCTGATTTTTTGCTTCTTTTCCAATATATTTTGTTGTTTTTGTAAATGCTATTATACTTGGTATTGTTTTATTACCATATATATCCGATATTATTTCTAAATTATTATTTCTCCATAATGCAATACAACTATTTGTTGTACCTAAATCAATACCTACTATAATATCACTATTAGTTATATTATCTTTTTTTTCATCATTTATAGCTTCATGTTCATTAAAATAATTATCAATATCATCATAGTCATCATTATTATCCAAACAATCCAGTATAAAAGACATTATATATATCTGCCATTTTTTATTTATAATTCTTAAACGTATCATTTTTGTCTTGCAATGTATTTTGATCTCTTATCTTCTTTACTAATATTAGTATTATTATCACAATATTGTTCCAATTCATCTTTATTAAAAATCCCATTATCAATTAATGAATCAACTATTTCATTATTATTTCCTTCCATTTTTTGTTGTTCTTGTTTATAATAATTTACTATATTATTAACTTTCTCTTTATTACTAATTTCTTTTTTTTGTTGTCTTTTATAATATTTTTCATTTTTAAGAACATTATGATCCGAAGGATTATATTTAACTCGATATTTATATTTATGATTATATTCAAACTTTTTTTTATGTTCTGCTTCTTTTGATGATGAATATATTACTTTTAATTCATTATTATGTTTTTCTAATGTACCTTGCAATTGTATAAATTCATCATCTACACCTTCTTTATCTGCATCTGTTATTTTATGTACTATTAATTCTTCTTCATTTATTTTTTTACGATTTATAAATTTATCAATATATTTACTATCTTTAATTATATTTTTATAAGGTTGATTTGTACGCTGATTCCAAAATTTACCTAAATTATTTTTATTTTCTTTTACCTTTTCTGTCAAATACTTGTCTATATCTACTTTTTTTTGTAATTTAATTCTTGCCATTAATTCTGGATCATTGACTTTAATTGTTGTTTCATTTGGCCTTATAACAGCTTTAATTATATCTTCTTGTTTATATTTCTTATTTAAATTATTTAGTTTTTCTATTTGTTTAATTTTTTGTATTTCTTGATATTGTCTCATTCTAGAATTATGCATCATTTGCAATTGTTGCATCTGTTGGGATTTATTATGATTCAGATTATTTTTAAATGATGCATTATTCTGTAATAATATATTATTTTGAAAGGGATTATTTCTTTGTTGATAATTTCTATATGAATTTAGTAATCCATTTTGTTGCTGATAATTCATAATATACATAATATATCATTATAGATTTATTACAATAAATAAACCAATTATTATATAAGAAACTTCTATTATTAATACTTAATTATGAACTTTTATGATATATTAAATATCCCAACAAATGCTACAAAAAAACAAATTAAAAATGCTTATAAAAAATTAGTCATTAAATATCATCCTGATAAAAATAAAGATAATACTACAATTGATCAATTTAGAGATATACAAAATGCATATGAAGTATTATATAATGATAATAGAAGAAAAGAATATGATAATCTTACTAATCAACAAAAATCAGAATTATATGATTTCATCAAATCGTGTTTTATTAATATATCTCCACAATGTAAAAAAATACATGATTTATTAATAAAATTTTATGGTGATGAAAAAAAATTAAAAAATGATATTAATAATTTTAATTTTATGAATATATATAATAGATTTATTGGAAATATTATAAATTCTATTGATGATATTCCATTATATAATAAAAATACTTCAATTACATTTCTAAAAAAAATTAATCGTAATATTTATGGTGTAATTTATACTACACTTAAAGATAGATATACTAATAAATTTAAAAAAATTAATGTTAAAAGAGAAACTAATAGTAATTATTACTGTATTATTCCACTAACAGAAAATGAAATAATTATTAAAAATGAAGGGGAAACTTATTCTGATATTACAGGTGATATTATAATTAAAATTATTTGTAATAAAGAACATAACTTTTTACAAATTAACGATTATGATATATTATTTACAAAAAAAATATCACTTAGTGAATACCTTTATGGAGGAAAAACTGAATTTAATCATATTGATGGTGAGAAAATTATTCTAGAATTTGATAATTGTATTGATAAAATACCTATATTTTGTATTAAAAATAAAGGAATGCCAGTAAATATTTATAAAGATGATATTAATATCCAAAATAATATAATAGAAACTGAATATGGTAATCTATATATACATTTTAAAATAGATGGAATTAATAATGACTGTTATAATGATATAGACAATAAATATAATAAATTAACAAAAAAAACTATTAATATATTATTTCCACATACTAATCAAACGATAAAATAATCTTACACTCCTCATTTTTGATTATTTTTTTTGCATTTATTGTTATATTGCCAGATTTATTGTCAGATTTATTGTTAGATTTATTATTAAGTTTCTTTATTTGTTTTTTTTTCTTATCTTGTTTATTCGATTTTATCATTTCATCAATTATAGTGTCATAATTAGTTTCTACATATTTTATCACATCATTTGTAAATGCCCATCTAAAAAAATTTAATTGTCCAATTGTTGTATATGGTCTTAAATTATCATCTTCAGTATAACGATAATAAAATTTCTTACGTCTTCTAAAAGGATCAAAATATCTTTTCTTATAAGATTTTAATTGTGCTTTATAACTTATATGTACATTAAATCTACTTCCATCTTCTAAATAATAATAAGTTTTATATCTATTTGCATATCTAGTAACAAACCAATCAAGTAATCGTAAAGATATTTTGGAATTATAATTAATATCAACTATTTGCCACATTTTCTTGATATTATTTTTATCAGTATTTCTAAAAAATTTATCTATAGACATAAAATATAATTTTTCTTTTGCATTAAAATTTACTTTTTTAAAACTTAAAAGATTTTCTTCTGGTGTTTTATTTGATCTTGTTGTATTATTACTCATATTTTCAATTGAACTCATTATATTATTATTTAGTAACTTATCTTTATATAATTCACAATTAATATATTAATATTCTTATCAAATATATATGATTCCATTAAGAATAGTATTATCTGGTGGAGGTACCAAATGTGCTTATCAATTAACACTACTTAATAATTTATTAAATAATAAATTATTTAATGAAAAATATAAAATTGATAAAATATATGGTACATCATTTGGAGCATTAGTTGGATTTTTTTTATGTATAGAACAACCTGAAATTTTAAAAAAATTTTTTTTAAATATAAATAAAAAAAGTTTATGCCCTTGGTTTGATTTATGGGGTTATGATGATTATCTACAAAAAATACCTATTATTGGTAATTGGATTAATAATATAATTAAAAGTATTATTGATTCTATATGGATACTTATTAGTATTCAAAAAAAATCATTATTTCAACCAATTAATGGTTTTCAATTATTAAATAGTATTACTATAAACAATATTCAAAAAAATAAATTAAATAAATTTTATTGTTGTGTGTATAATATAACACAACAAAAATATCAATATATTAATGGTAATCATCCTTTAATAAAAGATTATATAATTGCATCATCTTCAATTTGGTTAATTTTTGCACCAATTAAAATTAGACAATTAAAATTAGAATGTATTTGTGATCATAATTGTAATTGTTTTATTAATAAAATTATTCATCCAGATTATTTTTGTAATTGTAATAAAGAAGAACATCAATTTAATGAATTTATTGATGGTGGTTTAACAAAATTAATTCCAATGGAATATGATGATGTATTTGATGGGTTATATTATGTTATTATAACAAAAGATATTAATGAAATAGTAAATAAAAAATTTCATTTCAATAATACTGGTAATAATCTTTTTGAATATCTAGATAAATTAATTACTTTTCTAATAAGTAATAATATGGCAATTGAATTAAATAATACTACTAGTTGGTATCATAAAATGTATTGTAGGAATAATATTAAATTAATTAATTATCCTGCTGGTGATGATCCGGCAATATTAGATAAAAATAAAATACTAAATTTTATGAAAGATGGAAAAAATATGGCAACAAACATTATCAAAAATCTTTAACACTATTATCAACACTATTATCAACACTATTATCAACACTATTATCCTGGTTTTTATTCATATTATATATTTCTTCTTCTACACTATCTCTTATTATCAATCTTATTATTTTAACTATATTTTTTTGTCCTAAACGATGTGCTCTTCCTATTGCTTGTTTCTCTTGATCTTTTCTATATTTATAATTTCCATAAATTGGATCTAAGAAAATTATTTGTTTTGCTTTTGTTAAATTAGTACCAGATGCAGTATTTTTTGAAGATAACATTATCACTTTAATTTTATCATTATCACTAAATTCTCTAATTGCTTTATCTCTTTGATAACAATTACCTTTACAAAATACATTCTTAATATCATTCTCACTTAATATTTTACCTACTTTTCTTAATAAATCATCCCATTGAGAAAATATAATAGTATGTTTATTCGTTTCTTTTAAAAATAATATTAAATTTGCTAATTTTGTTCCAATTTTATTTATTAATTCTTCCTGTTTTACATTATTTTTTTCTTCTGTTTTCTTTTTTTTCTCGTATGATAACATATATATATCATTTATTTTTAATGATTTCTTACAATAAGGACAATTTTTATACATATTTACTGTAATTTTTAAACATTCATAACAAAATATATGTCCACAAATTGTTACTCCTACATTATTATCTTCTATATCATCTAAACATATACCACATATTTCAGTATCTTCATCATCAGAATTATTATCTACTTGAGAATAATATTCTATTGCATTATTTACTGAAGTATTATCTATTTTTTTAGTATTTTCATTTGTTACTGTTTTTCTTAATCTAATAAATACATTATTAAAAAAATTATAAGTTGCTATTTTCCCATCTAATTCGGTTTGTGCTTCTTTTAATTTTTCGTTTGCATTTTTTTTACAATCTTTTAAACTTGTTAAAGTTATACTATCATCATTATTTAATTCGGAAGTCATCATTAATATATCATCTATTTCTCCTGCACTTGAAATATAACTACTTTCTGCTTCAATGTTCATTTTTAAACTTTTTTTCTTTATTCGTTTATCTTTCCTTTTTTCTAATTCTTTTATTTTATCATTTAACTTTTTTAATTGTTTTCTAATTTTTTTAACAATTGTTTCAGCAATAATTACTTCATCTTTATAATGTTTCACCATCATTTGTTCTATATCTTGTAATGTCTTACAATTAGATAATACATGTTTTGTTTCATCTGCTAATTGGGGATGACAACATAATTGTCTAAGATAAATACTAAATTTATCATTATTTGGATTTGCTAAATAAGCGTTATACATCATTCTCTCTGTTTGTGTAAATTTTAACCAAATTATTTCTTCTTCTACTTCTGGTAACTTATAATTTTCAATTTCTTCTATACTTTTTTTAGTATTTCTTCTAAATAAATCTTTACTTATATAATCCAAACAATCTTGATTTTGATATATTTTAGTTAATGTAATTATATTATC